ATTTAAAACATTTCTAAAGGCATCATTTAAACTATTTGCTCCTGTTATCAAACCTTTAATTGCGGTACTCATTTCAACAGCAAACGTATAGTTTAAATCTTTTGCAATCTGTTTTTGTTCCTTTAATAATCTATTATTTTCAATAAGTCCTTCTTTCTTTTTAATAAGATTCAATATATCTGTTTTATTTACATCATGGATCTGTTGACCTAAATCTAATTCAAGTAGTTTAAATTGAATATTTGCTTTTTCTTCAACTGTTTTCGCTTCTTCTAACTCAGTAAGCAATCCCATCTTTTGTATTTCTTTATCGAGATTATTAATTGTTTTTACCTCAGCAGCTAATCTTTTTCCCAAAGCAGCACCAGCATCAAACTCTTCTTGCTCTTGTGCAGCCAGTGCATCCATTTGTGGTTTTAATACATTCTCTGCAAAGGCTTTACCTTTAGCTTTTTCTACCTCTAAATCTAATTGATTAAGTTTTAATACCTTTTCTGCCTGAATTATTTTATTTTTTCCTATATCACCTTCTGCTTGTGCAAATTTTAATGATGCTTCTGCAAGAATAATTCCTCTTTTTGCTTTTTCAACTTCTTCATCTAACAAACTACCGCTTAATTTTTGTAGCTCAATTCTTTTATTTAAAATATTTAATTCAAATTTTGAAAAATCTTTCTTTCCACTAGATGTGCCATTTCCACCATCACCCGTATCTAAATTAGTTTGAAACGGTAAGGTTGCTGCTGGTAATTGTTTATTAACATCTTGTAGAATCTGTACTAAAATATCTTTACTAAAACCACCAACAGGGATACCTTGTACTTGTAAATTCGATGGATTTACAAAACTACCTAAAACACTTTTACTACGATCCGAAACTGGATTGATATTTTGTATAAAACTTCCTTTCAGTTGATCGGTAATACGTTTAAATTCATTAGGATTTTCTTTTTTTAATTGACTTAAACTCTGATCTAACTGATTAACTATATTAGCTTTTCCAACTACATTATTTAAAATTTTAATAAGCTGAGTTAAAGGTCCAGAAATAAATAACTCCATACTTGTTTTTAAAATTCCAAATTGCGTATTCATTTCTCTTGATTGCTCTGCTAAACCAGCTAGTTGCCCTAACCCTGCTGGTCCTAATGCTTTTGTTAATTCATCTGTTAACAAAGCAGCCAATTCAGCTTCTTTTCCTTGATCCTGTAATGCTTTTGCTTGTTTTTGTATGGCATCACTACTAAATAAAGACCTTGTTTCCATTAATTCTAAAGTGCCAGAAGTAGTCTTTACTGCTTCTGCTAATTCTCTTGCACTATTAGCAAACTGTCCTAAAGAACTTACAGCAGCAGTAACAGCAATAGAACCAGCAAAGCCACCTCCAGGAGTTATAGATTCTCCTATTCCACCACCTATTGCACCACCAATAGCTTGTAAAGGACCACCACCAAATAACAAAGGAAAACCACCACCGATTAAAGCACTGCTTGTTATTCTTGCTCTTCTTCTCTGCATTTTTTCTTGCATTGTTAAATTTCTTTGAGTTTCTATATTTATTTGTTTTGCAAGCTCTAATTCTTTTCTATCTAATTCAACACCTGATCTTTTTAAATTATTTATTAATTTATCTTTTGTTGCTTGGTTTAAAGTTGAATCCTGTATTCTTCTTTCTATATTTAAAGTTTGCTCTCTGATAGCTTTAATACGTTGAGTTGTTCGCTGATTATCTCTTAATTGCTGCTTCTTTTTACTAACACCACTAGCTTTATCTGCTGCTTCTTGGATTTGAGCATTTTGTTTTAATTGTTCACCAATAGCTTTACTGATCTGTAAAAACTCTTTTGAATTAACTTCAGCCAGTTCTAACATCCCATTAAGGATGCTCATAGCTTTATTACCTGCAAGAATAGTCTTTGGAAATTCTTTTATTTCTTTTAATCTATTCCCAACATTACCTCCAGCAGCACCTCTTAAAGCTTGAGCATTGCCACTTGCTTGTGCAAAAGCAGTGGCTTCCATTCTCATCTTTTTAAAATTACCAGCTATTAAAGCAGTTGCACTTCTTTGCCTTTCTGCTGCACTATTAGCAGCATTAAATGATTTTGTAACTAAGCTAAGTTGACTATTAACTTTTGCTATTGATTTTCCAAAACCATCAGTTCTAAAAGGGTTAAATAATTTATCAACTATTTTATTGCCTTTTTCTATTTCTTTTCTTAATTTCTCTGCTGCTCTTTGTGCTGGAGAGGTATTTAATTTTACTTTTTTACTATTTAACTTATTTATAATTCCTTCTAACTTTTCTATTTTTTTAAGAGACTTATTTAATTGAGTCTCTACAGTTTTTATTCTTAGCGTTAAATCCTTCTGTGCCATTTCGACCTAATTACACAAACTTATATTCTATTCTACCTTGATTTGGGTATAACGCTTCTTTTTTGAACTTTATCCATTTCTTTCTTTTCTTGTTCATTTTTCAATTCATAAAATGCAGCCCAACCTATCATTTCTTCAACAGTTAATGTTTTACATAATTCATTAACAGATTTTTTTAATTCATTTGCCAATGAATATATAAACATCCAATCAGGATTCGCTTTTCAAATCGGCTTTTGCCTCTTTAACCTCCTTATCAGTTCCAGCCTCTAACATTGCTAGTTGTATTTCTTGAAGAACAGAAGCAGCTACTTCTCTTCTTAATGAAGCCTTATCTCCGTCAGCAAATAATCGTTTACTTTCTTTATCTAATGCCTTTTCTATCATCAACTGTAACGCAAAGTCATTGGCATCTTCAGTCCCACTTTTCTTTGAAATAGCTTCTCTTTCAGCAATAGTTAATGGATGCCAATAAATAGTAAGTAAAATCTCATCATTATCCATGATGTCATATTTATAAAGTTGGCTTACACCAAATTTATTTTTAAGAAGATCAACTGCTCTAGTCATGTTATTGTATAGCTATTAGAAGTATATCAGCTATTAGCAAAAAAAGCACAAGATATAATTCCAAGAAAATGTGAACGATCTTCAATTTCTACTGGTATAGGTCCAGATACTTCTCCTACTGTTGGAGAACAAGAAAATGGATCTGAATAATTAGAAGCGTTTATAGAAGTTAATCCATCTATAACTGCTGCTGCTAATGTAGACATAACAGATGAACCTTTACCTTTTGGAACATAGATATTACATTGAATTGCACCAGAATAGTAATCTGTTGCTGCACCTTGATTCTGTATAGTTGATTGCGTAAAAGTAATTGAAGTTGTAATAAATTTTTTAGTTTTTCCAGGTGTTGTATAAGTTATGTTGTCATAAATCATAAGTACAGTATTATCTGCTGCTACAACTGCATCTGTAATAGCTTTTTCAAAAGCTGCTCTTGCGTTAACTAAACTCATAATTTTCTATATTTTGAACCTAATGCTGGAGCACTTCTGCCACCTTCAGTATCTTTATAAAGAACCTGACTATCAGCTACTCTTACATCTGGTCGATTCATACTGCCACTAAATATAAATTCAACAACCTTTTCTATTTCTGTTAAATATCCGATTATATTGCTAGTAGGAGATCCTAATGCTTGTCTAGCATATTCGGCTCTGTTACCTATAAATACTGTCTCTCCAAACTGAAAATTCCTATCAAGAGGGTATCTTTCACGAATTTCGGGTTGTGTTTTAATACCATTATCTCTATCTTTTTTAATCTGAGTCCACGGAGCAGTTCTTGGTTCATTTGATAAAGGTCTATAAGTATTAGCTTGCCAACTGGAAGCAAAAAAACCAGTATATTGAGGACTTTCTGCTGGTAAATCTGATAAAATTTTTCCTATTAAATTATTAAATTGAGTATTTAATTCTCTCTTTGTTTGTTTTCTTATAGAATCTGTTACTGGAGTTTTACTCATTAGAACCTCCCACGGATAGTAAACAGATAAGTCTGTCCACCTTGTAATGTACTTATATTAACTATCTTTGCCACTCTGGTTGACCCTGCGTAAGTTAATGTAATCTCATCATCAAAATCAGGTTGATTATCTCCAATAAGATCAGGTGTTATATAAGTTCTAAATTCTCTTATCTCTTTACCTAAATCTTCTTCTGATCTAACAAATTCAATCGGAACTTTAATACTGTAACTGGTATCAGTTGTTGTATATGCAC